GGACCACAAACCCGTCCCTGTATTAAAACGTGCAATATACAAGGATATATTGATCTGGACCCGAACTGGAGTGACTGGAGAAATCAAAACCAGACCACCACTAGCCACATACGAATCACCGGTAAAACCACCGGTGACTGTAAAAGCTGGTTCAGTGGTGATTTGGGGACCGACTGGCACAGTGTTCCAGCCACCAGACAAAGCGGCAACATAGGGATTCTGCGTAAACGAAAGAGCCCCTATTTGCCACTGTGGTGGAGTAACATTAGCAGTAGGGGCCAGGGTAATAACCCCAGTGGTACCCGTAGTCGGGTTCCAAACCACAGGCGTAAATGGACCTGTGGAGCCCACCTGCAAATTACCTAAAACATCAAGACGAAAGCCCGACGTAATAGGGAAGGAACAAGCAACGCCACCCGCCGCCAACTGAAACGACGGCAGAGCGTATGACGCAGAAGGCGTAACATTAGTAACGGGAGTACTAAAAGTGACAGTGGGAAACGATATATTCGCCCCACCAGCACCCGAAAACAAAGACACCGTATTAGGAATAACGGTTGTCCAAGTCTGCGCTGGATAGTTCAACGTTACCACACCAACACCTGCCCCAACAAATCCTGGAAAGGAAGTCGAAGTAAGCGTCGGAACAGCCGGCGTATCACCCTCAGAAATCCTGCAAAACAACTTAGAGATGCGGATAATTTGGACCTTAGAACCAGTCACATCCGGAGCTATTGAAGCCGCGACTAGACTAGTTGAAGACCCCGAATTGACTCCGAAAGGAATGCCCCACAATGGGGCAATGACCATAGACGAACCAGACGGACCTAGTCTATTAAAACCAACGATCCACCTTGCCGTCATTTCTGACCTAACCGCGTCACTGGAAAAGGATCCCAGCATGACATACCTCACTTGAAGAAATGGCACACCATGCAAGCCAGCACTGCGAGCAATGCCCCTAAAACCTCCAGGGCCAATCGCATATGAAACCGTCGCATGAAATACCTCAAAGTTAGGCAACAGGACCAGTGCGCACCCTGAAGCATGGATTACAGAAGATCGTTGGTGGCGGACCACCAGAAGCGATCATAGAAACAGTGACATTCAATGCCTGACCACCACCCAAAACAACCGGTTCAGACAGGCCCAAATCCATCTCAACCATACCGGCAGCAGTGATGCCGGTAAGCGGATAGGTGAAGGCAATGGCCTTGAGGAAGAAATACTGGTCGCGGGCAGCATCAGTCGGGTTCATAGGATCAGACACATCCCAAGCGGACGTGTTGATCGTGAACTCCGAAACATAAATGCCGACCGCCACCGTGAAGATGCCGTTCGAGGACGGATCGTTGAAAATCAGCGACCCCCTCAACTCATCAATCTTCATCCTCCCGATTGTCGGGATGTTACCCGACACCGCAGGCTGAATAAGAGCAGCCTGGAAAGTGACAGGCGAACCTGAGATGAGGTTATAACTCGCCGCGCTGGAACCAGGGTTCCAGGTTGGCAAGGAGGTAGGCGTAGTAACGCCCCCGATAACCTGACCTGAAGCCGTCAGCATTTGAGAAAACACTGACCAATTCGTAACCCGACCACGCGAAC